TATCCAAACCGATCGTGGTCACCGTATCAACCTGTAGCTGGCCGCAGAATGATGGTATATCCCGATGCTTTTGCGGATCAGCCAAAACGAGTTCGTCGACGTCGGTATACATGACCCAATCATAGTATTCGAGCAGTCCCTCGACCAACGACGAAATGAATAAAGCGCGTTTCAGATCGTCGTGGGGGGAGCGCGGAATGCGGAATACGTTGACGCCGGGCGGGAGTAGCAAAGGCTCGGTCGAGCCATGATCGACGACATAGCAATGATCCGCGCCGACCTGGCGGGCGTAATGGCGTCCCCATAAGGGAAGGTAGGCTGTCTCGTTATAAGTCATTGTGACCGCAGCGACCTTTGGGGGCATTCCGCTCATCCTTGGATCGATAGATGATGATTTAGACGCCCAATCATAAACCTTGCAAGTTAAGCCCCGGCGTCGAACATCGCTGCGCGTTTAACAATACCGTTGATTAAATGATAATTTCACGCTGATTTGGGGTTTATGGACAAACCTTGAGGGGACCCATTAATTAGTGGAGGCTCGAGCAGCTTGTGCAAGTTGCTCTTCTTTCCGGGCGCTCCCGGCGCTGCTACCGACCCAGTAGCTGACGACGGAGGTCGCCATGGCGGCTAAGGTTCCCAGAAGCATATTCGCAATCGTCTCACTGCCAGCAGGAACACCATAGGTCAAGACGAGTGTCATAACAGCGGCGAATGTCACCAGCACGAGGCCGGAAATCACAGGAGCCGACCAGGCGATCGCTGACTTCTGGCCTGAAGATCTGATGATTTGATTACAGGCATTGACGGCATCGCCGAGTACGGCCGTCAGGGCATTGAGGTCGGCGTTATGTGCGGCACGCTCTTGCTCGGCCGCGATCTGGGCAAGTCGAACACGCAACTGAGTGGCTACCGCCGGGTCACGTTGCAGCAGGGCGTTGGCCGCGTCTGGGTCGGAGGTTCCCGTCGCCGTCTGAACCGCTTGCGTGATAGAGGCCGTTATTTTCTCCGCTGTGTCACCGGACAGCCACCGGGCGATTTCGGGCGCAAGAGTCAATGCGAGTGGGATAAGGGCGCCCATGCGGGGGCTCTCCTTTTAAGGGTGTCGGGTCGATGCTGATCCTGGGAAAAGTCGTCTATAGTGATGGATGTCTGAGACCGGTCACGAGCCAGGTCAGGGCGCTCAGGAACATCCCGACCAAGGCGCCGATCATTGCCGACGTGGCCGATTTGAAGACTTCAGAACGCCGCGTTTCAGCATTGCTTCGCTATTGCCGGATGAAGCGAAAGTCATCCCGTAAGTTATTGACGTCGGTCATTTCGGTGATGTCGAAGCCGAGTAGGCGGAACGTGTCACGGAGCGTCTTTTCTGCGGCGCGTTCCGCGATTTCCTGGGCTCGCGCATCCGACAGGACGTAGGGTTCATCGGTCATGATGGCTGCACCAGTCTTGTTAGGAGGTCCCGGTCAGGCGATGGCGAACCATCCAGTGGCATCCGTGCCACTGCGCTTTATCCAAAGTGTCGCGCCGGTCCCGCCGTCCAGATTACGGTAGTCGGACCCGGGCGGTGCGGTGACGACGCCAACGGGGGAGCCATGCCCTGTTGCGGCAACGTAACCTCCAGGGTCGGCATCGGTCGCAATCCGGACGTTCCCGCCGCCTGCCGGATGCAAAGTCAGGTCAGCCGCCATGGTCCGCATGACGAGGCTGCCATCGCCCGGCGGGGCGATGTAATCAGCGAGCGGTATAGCGTCAGCCCTCCAACTGCCGAACGTGCCCGTGAATGCGACGGTTGCGTTGGCGGGAGCGGTGAAGTCTGTCAGTGTCCAGTTGTCCTGGAACGGTACTGACCCCGAGCGTGCGAAACGAGTCGTTGTGTTGCAGGCAATGGTGATGCGCCGGCCTTCGAGGATAGGCAGCCCCACCGTTGCGACCGCAGTCGCTCCCGTGCCGTCGCCCGTAATCGTGACAGCCGCGACGGAGCCGAGGCCGCCGTAGCCGGCGCCCGGGTTTACGAGTGTAATACCGATGATAGTTCCGTTTGCGATATAGGCTGCGGCGGCGGCGCCAGTGCCCGCACCTGCTATGCTCACGGTTGCCGTTGTGTAGCCCGCTCCACCATTTGTGACCTTGATGAAGCCAATCTGTCCTATGCATGCGAGTCCGTGCATCGTCATGATCGATTGCACGCCAGCTGGGACGGCATTGAGCATTACAGCGTCGGCAATGTCGGGCAGTTGGACGGTCTGTAACCCGTTGATGGGGACCGGGTTCGCGTATAAGCGCTGAGTATTGTTCCAGCGATTCTGCTCGACGATGGCGCCATCCGTATGGGCGTGCAGGCATTGGTCGATCGTCGCACCACCCGTGCCGATAAAGCTGTTGCGGGCAATGAGGACCTGTTGTGGCGCGTCGGCGAGGAGTATGCCGCCGCCATTTCCGGATGGGATACCAATCCAGTTTTCCGTGATGGCGATGTTGAGCGTCGCCTGGCCGAAATTGCGTCCATTCCCATCTGTTTCGACGTTGTATACCGTGATCGCCCAGACCTTGTCCTGCAGGTAGTTATCAGCGATCCGGACCCCAATGCTGCCGCCCGGATTGATGCCAATGACGGCGCCTGTGACGTGATTGGTGGCTATGTCCACGGCCTGGGAGCCCCCGGCATCAATGCCATATTGAGCGGACCCGGTAATGGTGTTCGAGGCGACGCGGCTATAGGCACAATTGGCCAAAGCATGTCCCGACACCGCGATTCCATACACGATGTTATTGTGGCAGATGTTACCCTGCACTAAGGTTGCGATAGCATCTGGGTTTGCATTACCCCAAGTCGGCGGTTGTAGGTTCGTCGCGTTGTAGTTGCCGACGCTGATGCCACGCTGATTGCCCCAGCATCGGTTCCCGGCGATCATTGCCAGGTGGACGGCCTGCGTGAAGGTGGGATCATTGAAGTCGGCACAAATCCCATAGGCGCCGTTGTCATGGGCGTGACAGCCGGTGATGCGTACGCCATCAACGGCCTGAACCCAGATCCCGTGCGCTGCATTTCCCCCGGCCTCACAGGTGTCGATCACATGGCTGGCGATGGCCGGATCCGAAGCTTGGATGGTCAGGCCATTGCCAAGCGTGGTGCCCTGCGCATTTAGGAAACTGCAGTCGCGGAATTCTGTGCTGCTGCACGATGGTGCGACGAGCAGGCCCCAACTTTCCTCGGCAACAGCGCCGCGATTGGCGTCGAAGACGATCCCTTGCGCGCGGAAACTGGGACCGGTGATGTTGATCCAAGCGCCCCCAGTGGCCTGTGTGCCCCGGCGCAGAATGGATTGGCCAGGTGCACCAAGGAGGGTCGCGGCTACGGGTATTGTCCACTGACCAGTGGTCAAGTAAGCGCGTGGTCCAAGGCGGATCGGCCGCAATGTGGCGATAGCTGCACTCAGCGCTGCGGTGTCATCGGTCACGCCATCGCCGATCGCGCCAAACGATTCTGGGGTGACAGAATCGGCGAGGAGATTGGCGAGCGAGCGTCCCGTTGTGGCGCCGGCTGGCGTGACAAGCGCTGCGGAAGCGTCAAGCCCTGCGAGGTTGGGCGTCGGCGGCGCCGCAGCGACCAGGGCGCCCGCGACGAGGCTCAGTCCTTGACCGAGCGTAATCGTCTCTGGGCTGCCGACACTGGGTGAGACGCGCCCCAGCAATGTGCCGCTGGGAAGGTTGATGGCCGTTTGCGTGCCGGCAAGCAGTTGGGCGCGGGTCAGGCTTCGGAGAATGCCGGCCTGACTTGCGGGCAACTGGTCGGTATCGGCCGCCGCCGTGGCGGGCGTGAGTTGAGCGACCGTGGGCATCAGGAGACCGCCAGGATTGGATTGCCATTCTGATCGACGAGGGGTGTGCCGTCGGAGGTCAGCAGAGTGTCGTCAAGGGCTGCTGGCGTGGCGAGGGCGGCGACTGGCAAGAGGACCGAGCGGGCGATTGTTCGGCCGTTTTGAGTGCCAATGGTGAGCGTGACCGTGTAGGTCGTCCCCGCCTGCCCGCTGCTGAGCCAAAGTACCGCCCGGGTGACGTCGGCCGTGGTCGAGTTCAGAGCAAGATCGCCGGCTTCTGCCGGCACTATGGTTATGTCGAGCGTGGAGATGGCGTCACCGTCATTGCCAATGATCGCGGGTGCGATATCGAATTGATAATCCAGTGTATCGCCTGGGTCTTTTAGCGGCCAGGACGGCGTTGCCGGTGGTGTCGGGCTAGTGCCGCGGGGGACGGGCACGAAGGCGTCCAACGTAATAGTCCGCGCCACGCTAGGGATACAGGCATGAGAGGCGATCGTTGGCATAGGCCTATCCTAAGCTAGCGGCTCAATAACGGATAGCGACAAAGTTCTGTGCCGCGGCAGCGATTGCGGAAACCGCACCGCTAGGTGGATAGGGGCAGTGAAATGACTGACCTGGCTGGAGAGGAAGGGCTGTGCCGCTGCCGATGACGGCTGTTGTCGTCAGGTCGAGATAAAGCACTGCTGCTCCCGTGTTCACAACATCGCAGCCGTTCAGAACGGTTCCTGCCTGAAACACGGTGACGGCCGTATTGGCGGCTGGAATAGCGAATACGTTAGGGCCACCATACGTAACAGTGGTCGGTTTGCTCGTTGGACAGGGATCTGCTGTGTAGGACCCATCCTGGCTCGGGCAGGCGATAACGACGGTACCGATGCGGCCGTCGCGGCTTGCATAGGAACTTGCCACGGACTGGGCAGCGCAGGCTGTCGGCAGGAGGATCGCAAGGGCGATAAGCGCCTTAATCATGTTCAATACTCCACAATAACGATGCCGGCGGCTCCGGAGCCGCCATTTCCGGCGCTTCCGTAGCAGCCGCCACCGCCGGAGCCTGGCGCCGTGCCATTCTGTTGCGCGTAATTTCCTGCTGCTGCGGCCCGGCCGCCGCCTCCGAATGCCGATGCGCCGCCATTACCGGCGAACATGACTGTGCCCCCGTTACCGTCCGACCCAAAACCGCCTGTTGCGACCATTGTTCCACCGCTGCCGGTCCCCGGAGCGCCGCCCGCTGCATAGGTGGCGGCACTGTCGCCGCCGCTACCGCCGGTGGCCGATAAATAGGTTCCGAAGCTAGAGGTCCCGCCTGTCCCTCCTGAACCGGTGCCGGGGGCGCCTGTGCCCCCAGCACCCACGGTGACAGGGATGGTCGTGCCCGGCGTGACCTGGATGATCGCTTCCGCGTATCCACCCGCCCCGCCGCCGGCGCCGCCGAGACCGTTGGCGCCGCCGCCGCCGCCGCCGCCGCCGCCGCCGCCGCAAAGGCGGACCTTGAGCCGGGATACGCCGTTCGGGACGACGAAATTTGCGGAGCTATACAGTGTCGTCATGCGCGAAAAGCCCGGTGCTAGGCCGTTCAGCTTGAACTGAACGAAAGGCGCAGCGGGCAGTGTTGCAATGTCGGCAGAAGTAAGCTGACTCTGGCCGTAATTGACTGTTACGACGTAAAGGCCAACCCATCCACTATCGACCGTCGGCGTGATCTGGGCGCCCGCATTGGCAGGAGCACCCGGCTTGATTTGGAGTTGTACGCTCTGAAGACGCTGAGTATTCTGCGCTACTCCTGTATTGTCCGGGCCACTAAATGGCTGCGCCGGGTTTGCTGCATTATAATATGGTAGTACTACCGGCGTGGCATCCGTTTCCAGCAGGGCGGCCTGAATGAGGTAATTGATGGTTTGGCCGGACGTGGTGGGGGCGGTGAGCGTAAAGGTCGTGGGTGTTGTGTTGATCCCCATCTTGACCAGCGGGTCGGCACTATCGGCTGGCAGGGAGCCGAATGCGGTGCTGTCGATGGTCTGGGGCGCGGTGATGCTGCCTGGTCCAACTGTGACGGTGAGACTAGCAGGAACCGTAGGAGTACAGGCGAGGCCGTCCACGAGCGGGACCCCGCCGAGCGTGGCTTGGGCGAGATAGCCAAGCGCAATCATGATGTTGCGCTCGACGGACAGCAGGTCGGTGTCGAGCGGAATGCTGCCGGGGAAGACGATCTGACGGTCCACTGAGGGCTGTCCTTAGTTTGTGATTCGGGTCCAAGCCCGGCCGCTGGTGGGCATGACCGAGGCGATGGCGGCGTAGATGTCGGCATCGGTAACCTGACCAGAAGCCGCTTCGAGGCTTGCGCGGGCTAGCGGGCCGGCCGTGCCGTAGCCCGCGATATTGGCAATACCGACGCCCTGTGCGCGCCGGGCGGTGACGAAAACTTGGAAGGGCAGGTTGAGGCTGCCCCACGCGCCGGCATTTCCGTAGGCTAGTCCGTTGGTGGCGTAGCCGCCTGTATCGCTGACGCGGGCCGGTTCGAAGATGACGGGTACCTTGCCAGTGAGGTCTTGGACGATTGAGACAATTGCTGCCCGGGTGGCATGTTCACGCACGAGTTGCTGCTGGATGCGCAGTCTAAAAGCATCGTCGGGTTCGGTATTGCGGCGCGGAAGCCGTGTTGCGAAGAAGTCCGAACTGGCTCCGTCCAGAAACTGCCCAGTCGCAGTGGCGATGCGGGATTGGAGTTGGACCGTTGCCAGCAGCCCGTATAGACTCGACTAGGCTGCGGCCAACCCGGCGAGTATGGTGTCAAGGATCGGGGTCTCGTCGGGGAACCAGCGCGTTGGAAGGACGGCTTTGAGCCGGAGGACGATATCTGACTGACTGCCGGTCACGCTAATTCACCATAATGGCGCCAGGAACGACGACACCCGTGGCAGAGGGTATGAGATCGCCTGCGCCGTTTATCGTTATGGAGGCAACGTTCGTGATGTTGGCGGCAGCACCGTAGGCGATTGCGGCGACGCGGGAGACGGGGAGTGGCGCACCGATCGGTAGCGCGGTTACGAAGGCCTGGAGAGCGCTCGTTACGGCGGCTTGTGAAGCGGGTTTGTTGTTGTCGGACACGGTAATCGTGAGGCTGATTGCTGCGGTGAGGACCGTGGGTGGCAATACGAAGAACTGGGTGCCAACGGGACGGACCGTATCTACGGCCGTTGCAACGGAAGACAGGAGTGCGCTCGGCGGATAGCCGGAGCCGTCGTCGATCGTGACTAAGAAAATGCCCGGCGCCGCCGCGCCCGACGAATCAACATTTTCGGTCACGACGTGACTGAGACCTTGCTGCAGCGAGTCGATCGTGAAGGCGATGGCGGCGGGTGTAGCGCGGGATCGGCTGTCGATGAAATTTGCGAAGCGGGCGCGCAGGGCCGCGTCCGATTGCGCATCGAGCCCGCCTTGAGGCTGGTTTGGGTTGGTAACGGCGTCAATGCCCGGAATCGCCGAGGCCAACATCGAGATCAGTCCCGCTTGAACATTGCCGGCGCTGCCCGGCGTGGTTGCCTGGACTGTCAGTGCGATGGAACTCGCCGCTGCCGCGAGAGTGTAGGATGTCGTTGCCGGCACATAGGCCGGATTTGAGCTATCGGCCAGCACGGCGAAGGTCTCAGTGCCGTCAGCGGTCTTGACTTGGGTACCGACGGGAATACTGGCGACAAGGCCGGGCGTTATGCGGGAGAAAACAGCCGTAGTCTCGGCTGCCTGTGCGGGGAGGCGGGTCATGGAGAAATCGGCGACCCAGCTGTCGAGATCGGCGCCCGTCGAGGTGGCGGCACGGGTTTGGCCGAGCACCAGTACGATCAGCCACTGCAGCCAGAGCGCTATAGAGGCGTTTGCCTCGAGAATGGCCCGCATGACACTGCCGGTCGTGACGTCGATGAGAGCGGTGGCGCTGCCCTGCACGCTGGCGGCCATATTGCGGACGAGCGTTGTAAAATCCTGTAGCTGAAGCTGCATCGTTGGTGCTCATCGTTGGATTGGCTGGGGCGCGCGTTGCGTCGGCGGCCTACGTGGTGAAGGCTAAGTTCTGCGTGATGGAGGTTGCCGCATCGGTGTAGCGAACGTTGACGTAGATGCTGCCGGACGGATCGGGCTGGAGGTCGATGACGGGTTCCGGCGTCTGGGCCACCGCTGCCTCCTTGAAGATTTGCCCACGAATGGAGGCGGCGATGGCGGATGCAGCACCGGGCTGGCCGACGAAATTTGCCAACCCAGCGCCGTAGTCCAGCGCCCAGATATAGTCGCCAGGATTGGTCAGTAGGCGGCGGAGAACGCGCTGCTGCGTGAGGCTGGGTACATCTGCCATCGCAAGGTCGCCTGTGGGCGAGAATGCAAGGTCATTGCCCCATAGGTGGGAGATATCGGGCATTGGTCTGGTCCTTCAGGCCGGCGTTAGTCGGGCTGGCTGGTCTGGCCGTTCTGTGGCGGATGGACATGAGCATTATAGTGACCGCGCAGCCCGCTCATCGGGCCATGGCTGTCATAGACATCGCCGCTGACGTGCAGATCGCCTTTGATCTGGACAGTCCCGTCATTTTGGAGTTTGAGGAAGCTGCCTGAACTATGGACGAGCCAGAACTCGCCAGACGGCGCTGCGGGCGGTGTTGTCTGGTCCGACCATGTTGAGGCCACGATGAGGCCGTGTTCGGCATCGCCCTCTTGGGGGATAACCAAGACCTGGTCGCCTGGCGATGGTGGGCATACGAGGCCCCAGCCATTGCCGACCCAAGGGGTGAGCAGGGGTAGCCATCCCGTGAGTACACCCTCCGGCTGCAATGTTACCCGGGCTGTGGCGGTGGCTGGGTCGACCGAGGTGACAAGGCCGAAGCGAGGGGTTCCACTGGCTTGATCCTGATTGGCCCCTTGTCCCTTCAGGGCGTTCAGCAAGCTGTCCATTTTTGTCCTACAGGGTGGCGGCGTCCGAGGTAGGGGCGGCGTTTTTCAGCCGTAGGCGCTGGGTGTAGCCGTGGGCGAGACTGAAATGTCTGTCGAGCTCAGCAATGTAATAGGTCTGGTCGAAATCCGTGCCCGTACCGCTCAGGGTAATCAGGCTGCGGCTCGTGAGTGTCAGTTCACCGGGAAGATCGACATGAACGATGCGCTCGTGGCTCGTCAGGTCGGCCAAAATGCGTTGGGCCAGTTGCAGTGCATCGTTGGGCTGAAGGTTCGGGCGGACGACGACGATGCGCTGGGGCGTGCCGCTGCGGCTGCCGTTGGCGGCGCTCCGGGCGGTTTGCGTGAAGGCAGCTTGGTTCCGTGTGTTCCAGGACTTGACGGTGACCTCGATATCCCGTGCGAGCGTGAGGGTGCGCTCGAGCGACAAGGTGACGCAGTCGTCCGGCGTCAGCAGCATGGGGGCGGCGGTTTGGTTGCGGGGCTGGAAGTATAGGCTTTGGCCGGACACGAAGACTTCGAAGCCCTCATGGGCGGCAAGGAACGTGAGTAGGTCCCATTCCGTTGTGGCGCGGGAGAATTGGCCGAGGGTAATACGGTCATGTTCAGCGCCGTAATAGCGGCCAGCGAGCGTCGTCGTAGCCGTGACGACGGGGGTAAGGCTATGACGGCCAGCGAGGGTCGTGGCGATTTCGCTGGATGTTTGGTTGGCGAAGGTTTCTTGCGACCGGGCGTCGAGTAATCGGGCGGTGAGGTCGCGTCCGTCAATCTCGATCGTATTGCGGATTGGATCGATATGGATGCTGTCGGCCTGTCCCTGGATCAGGCTCGTCGGCAGACCGCCGAAGGACATCTGGAGGTCGAGGACCGTGTCGGCGTCGAGGAGTGTCGCGGCCTGCGCCGCCGGCATGGCGGCGCGGAGCCGGAAGCGCCCGGCGGCGAAATGGGCATTGTCGAGGATATCGAGATCAAATACGCCGGGAACGGCGGTACCGTCGGCAAGGACGTTCAGCGTGGGCGTGCGGAGGCTACTGGTTGGCAATTCCGCCTCCGGCGGCCGGGTTCGGGTCCGGGAGGTTCAATGTGACCAGGCCGCTCAGCATGGGGTCCACGATCGCGTTGAGTTGGGCAATGCGGATCCATTGGGTGGCATCGCCCAGTTGCGCGGCAGCGATCTGGAAGAGGTTGCCGCCGGCGACAGTGATGGTTTGCATAGCATTCCCCTAAGTGCTGGCAGCGGCGAGGTTGCGGGCTGCCCGGGCGGTGTAAGCGCGGGCGGCGGTGAGTTGGGCGAGCAGTCCGCAGGCGGTGGCCGCCGTGGGCACATCGTTTGCCTGAATGGCCGGCTCGGCTGAGGCGATTTGGGAATCCAGGCTGTTGACCGTGGTGTTTAGGGCTGCCGAGGCAACCGTGTAGGCGGCAGTTCCCGCGGTAGTTGCACCGGGTGCGCTAACAGCGACCGCCGCTGTGGCTGCGAACGCGCCAGCGGTCGCGAGATCATCCGTGATTGCCGGGGCGAGCGACAGCAGGCCGGTCACAAGAGCGGCTGCCTCGTCACGGACGACAGCACAAGACAGGCGATACGGAATCCACCAGGGGCTTCGGTAGTCCGCGTCAAAATTCTCGATCACGACCGTGTAGAGAAAGGCGTCCCAAGAGAGCAGGAGCTGAAGCCCAGCGACGCGCAGTGTGTCGAGTATGCGGGCGCGGTCCGCTGCGTCTGGCCCGGTGAAGATACCGGACCAGGCGAGGTCGGCCGGATCCGCCCCCAGGGCGTCGATAATGCGTATGCCGCCGGGCAGTTTATGGATGGCGAGACGCTGTTTACCGCCGAGGGTGATACTGCTGGGCATTTCGAAGCCGGCAAAGGCGACGGGGCCGAGGGTCAGACTGAAGTCGGACATTCAGAAGCCTTGTGCTTGGCCGGACCAGAGAGGGGTCTGGCGGGGGTCAGGACCGGTTGGGCCGGCGGGCGGGCGGGCGGCTTGGCGGGCCAGCGTGCTGGTCATCCAGCGGCCGACGCGCGCGCCATCCAGGATGACGTCGCCCTGGAGGGTCATGGGCTGCTGCGACTGTGGAGGCGGCGCGAATGAGGATTGAGCGCCGGGGAATGGCGGTGGTGAGGTGGGGCTGTTGGGCCCGGGGATAGCGGAAGATTGCCGCGCGGCTGGGAAGAGTGGCGCACTGGGCGATGGCTCGCGTACGTCTTGAGCGTCGAGCGGCTCGGTGAGCGCGCCGCGGGAACGCCGGGCAGGTGGGATGGCGGCAGGGCTTGGCAGTCCAGGTCGAACGGGCAGACGCGGTACGGAGGGGCTGGCAGCCATGGGCGCCGGCGGCACGTTCGGAGCGACGGGGATTTGCCCCTGTGAAACGCGTGTGGCTGCTGTCTGCGGCGCCGGCCGGCCCGCGACTGGTAGCGGCGGTGGCTGCGGGAGGCTTGGGCGTGGCGGCGGTGGCAAGGGCTGTGGCACGGCGGAGGCCGGAGGAGTGGGCGTCGTCGTCGCCTGTGCTCGCGCTGCGGCTGATTGGATTGGGGCACTGAGGGCGGGTGTGGCCGGGCGAGCGGTTGTTTGGGGCTGAGGTGCGCGGGGGATTGGCGCGGTCACCTGTGGGGGGCTTGGCACTTCCGGGGCTCGCGGCGCGAGTTGGACCGTGACGTTGGATGAGTCTTGGGCCGGGACGAATGGTGTGGGCGGGACCGCGGGTTCGGCAATTATTGCTGTTGGGTTGCCGGTGGCCGGGAGGGGCGGATCCGGTGGCGATGCGGCGGGGCCTTTGGGGGCGGGGGGCGGCGGGACCGGCAGCGCGGGAAGGGGATTGGCCGTGGCCTCGGCACTGCGGAGGTGGGCGAGCTTCGCTGCAGTGGCGGCGATGGCGCGGTCCAGCGCGGCGAGGTCCCGGCGGATGATATCGATGCCGGCGCTGACACCTCGATTTTAGGCGCACCCTAACTGACGGCGCGCGCGAGGAGTGTTGTGACAGCGGCGGCGATATCCTGGGCGATTGGCTCAGCAAGGGCCGCTGCGGCAGGGGCCAAGAAGGGGCGCGGGGGAATGGTGGCAGTGCCATATTCCTGCGGGGCGGCGGCCGGGTCGTTGGAGCCGACCTGTGCCGTGAGGCCGGTGGTGCTGTGGACGATGCTGGCCTGGAGGGCGCCGGTTTGCCGCCAGGGCTGGTCGTGGGGACCACCGGGTGGGGTGGCAAGCTCGGTGCGGATGGCGTCGGCCAGGCGCGCGGCGGCGGCGTCGAGCGCTGCGGTGAGGGTTTCAGTGATGGGTAGGTTGGTGAGAGCAGCGGCGGCTTGGCCGGGGGTTTGGGGCGGGATGGGG